TGTGGCTGTATCAGAACGATCAACTGTTGTTCGACGAAGCCGAAAGCCTTTTCTATGTTGACCACTACCGAAATTTTGGTCGTATGTATGAGGCATTCGAGCTGGACGCGCGTGATGAGGTGCGCTTCGTTTGGGACGAAATGGTACGTGAAGCGCTTGAGGCTGAAATTCAGAAGACACTGGAGCTCAATGGGCGGTGCTCAGTAACCCACTTGGAGACCACCGGTAAAGATCAAGATGGAAATGATCAGGTCCAGCATCTGATTCTGGTTCGTCACGGCGGGCCGCTTTCAAGCGTCGCAGAATTTCTTGAAGCCGATGGCACAAGGAAAGAGCGCTACTACCGCCCTCTGAATGAGGCGACGCTCCTCTATGTCCCCGACGAAGGCGTACTGGAGATTTTCTCTGCCAGTCCAGCGGTAAGGCAAAGGGTCGCTGCGGCTTTCGCCCAGGTTGGCCTGAAGATGGATCTTTCTGATCGGCCGTTGACGCTCAAGCAATATGACCTCTCACGCTTTTTGAGTTCATTGAGTTTGAGTACTCCGACGGTTCCAGGGTTCGATATTGAGCGAGTCGCTGTCGTCGAAGTCGACTGCAGGCCCGACAACCCAAAACACAGGGCTGGCCTCAAGGTAACGCTGGCTGATGACATCGAGGCTGTGGCCCAAGCCATGTTTGGCCAAGATCACATCTTTAAGAAGGCAGTCAGTCTTGCACGGGTGGTGATTGCTGTGCGCTACACCCGTCATGGCGATAGCAAGGCCAAGACGCTGAACATCACTCTTTCCGAGCCAAACAGGTGTAATTTGCGAAGTAATCGGGATCCCGTTCAGCGGGATCTTGGGTATGCGTTGCTCAGCTCCTGGGGAGTCTTGCGTCAGGTGGTCGCGATGGACGCTGAACAGGAAAAAGCACATTTCCCGGCGCTGATGATGCTGTACGACCAGACCATCGTGGAAGTTCCTGGCAACTATTTCCTGACCCGCAACCTGGATCCGGTCGCGCTTCAAGAGGTAGGGTTCATCGAGCGCAAGGGGCGCTACCAAAGCCTACTTATTGACGAGGACGGCACCAGTCATGAGGTCAGTGTTCGCGCTTCAGGGAAACCCGGTGTTGTGGTTTATGACCATCCGGATGATGGGCGTAAGGTCGAACTGCCGTATCTGGCTGTTGAGAAGTTCAGCGTTCGGCGGGACTGGCTTGACGAAATCGTCGTCAAAAGGCTCTCGGCTTACATGGCCACGAATTCGTTGGTCAAGCTCGATGACCTGCTGACCTTTCTTGGCGCTATCAATTTGCAAGGCGTCCCGGTTCCGTGCTATTTGGCCCGTGATCTTCGCACCCCAGGAAGCCTGCAACGCCTTGATGTGATCTTGCGAAGCCGCGCAGATCAGGGTGTCGGAGTCGTTCTTTCCGGTGGGCGCGATCATCCCCTTTGTTTAGGTTCAAACGTCATCGTCTGTGTAGCCGAAATTCTTTCGTCTGGCGGCGATGAGGCGCTCATTGACGTAGCTAAGTTGGGTTCGACTTTTGAGCAGCGCAAGCAACTTGCACAAGGCGGCTCCGTGATTGACCTTGTCCGTACGGATGTCTACAGCGCAACGCTGTACATCCCGGGCAAGCCATCTCTTCCCCTTTCAGGGCAAAAGCAAATCGACTTTTTTCAGGCGCTGGTTGATGCTTATCGCACTGGCGTTCCTGCGGTGCCTACCAAGAGATTGATGGTGGCCGCCGGCTCGACTGCAGCCACGCCAAGCCAGTTGTTCCGGCCAGAGGTTTGGCGAGCGATTTTGGGCGTCTATGTTGGTCCGCCGCCTCTTTCCAAGCGGGGGAGTTTTCAGTTGCTGGTTTGATGTCGGACGACAGGTTTAAAAACGACCACTCCACGGCCATCTGAAAACCATCTGAAATAGCGTCGCAGACCATCTGAAGTCATATGCGAATACTTGGAGACTCCTTAAACGCACCAGGAGTCTCACCGTGTCCAACGACGATTATTTTCTTCAAGCGGTTTTCAATGCAGCCGCCACACGTACCTACCGCGCTGCGGTCTCTGCCAGGCTGACAAAAGCCGATCGCGAAGACCTTCACCAATCTATTGTTCTCGACCTGCTGGAGCGGTCCGGCCAGTTTGATCCGGCCCGGGGATGTGCCAGCACCTTTACAGGCGTGGTTTCAGAGCATCGGACCGCAGACTTCCTGGTCGCGCTGAATCGCGATCGCGCAAAGCTCACATTCTTTTCGGCGCGGGAAGCTGCCAACGACGATGAATTTTCGCCCTCCAGTGAGGTTGCTCCCGACGGGGCCGAACCACTGTGGGCGGACGACTCTGACTTGTTTGCCGAGTCAGAAACGCTCCGAGATATTCAAACTGCTTTGTCCTACATGAACGACGAGCAAGCTCGTCTGTTTGAGCTTCTCGTTGCTCACCAAGATCTTCCCGCCGCCGCCAGGGCCTCTGGGATGTCCAGCGCCACTTTCTACCGCCGTGTTGCCGACCTGCAGATGCATCTGCGCATGTTCGGCATTCGGCCGGCCGCCTGACCGACCGCGGGGTGGCTGAGAAAACCAGCCCCCTCGCTCGGTAAGAACCTTCAAGAACCGCAAACGCCGCGCCCCTCTGGGCGGTGGTGGTAGGCCAACTCACGCCTGGAGATTTGATGTTGAACGCAAAAACCATTGTTGAAACCACGCGCAGCCATCTCGGTCTGGGCGTTAACGCTGGCGTAGCCACCCCTCCGGTGTACGTGCCCACCGAAAAACTCACCGAAGCCGGTCTGTGCGACTGGATGGCAAACGCCCTGGTCGGCCAGTCCATCCAGTACCACGAAGGCTTTCTGCTGCTGGACCGCTCGGACTCGGGCAGTGGCCTGGCGTCGAAGGACCGAAACCGCCTTCATGCCCTGGCCAGACGCGCTTGGATCGCTTGCGAGTTGGGGCTGATCCACCTGTTCAGTTTGAAGGTGGCCGACGGCCATTACCGCTACATCGCCGTGAGATCTGCCAGCAGCCTCACGCCCCCCGAAATCCGCACCCGCCTGCGCCAGGTTGGTACGCCATCCCCCGTGCCCGCCACCGGCACCCACTGAGAAAGAGAGTCCCCATGATCCCTGAACCCGATGCCCTCGACGAGGTGGGCAACTTCGTGATGGCAGAGCTTGAAAACCTGCCACTGGCGGACCTTGACCGCCTGATCCAGCGCGTGTCTGACGCTGAGGAGACCGCCCGCCACTACAAGCAGTTCTTGCAAGGCGTGCTGCACCGCCGCTTCGGCGAGCGGGCGCACCAGCTGCGCCAGGATACTGGCAAGAACACCGGCACGGTCCGCTTTGATGTGGATGGCCACACCGTGATTGCTGACCTTCCCAAGAAGGTGGAGTACGACCAGCGCAAGCTCAAAGAAGCCGTCGAGGCCCTGCGCAAGTGGGGCGAAAACCCCGAGGACTACGTGAGCCTTGAGGTCAAGGTCGCCGAGGCCAAGTACACAGCCTGGCCGCCAGCAGTGCGCCAACTGTTTGAACCCGCTCGCACCCTCAAAGCCGGAAAGCCCACCTACAAGCTCGAGCGCATCGTGGACGGTGCTGGGCCTGAGGCGGCCAATGACAGCAAGTTCGGGGAGGAGGTCTGATGGCTATCTCCCTCGCACAACTGAACCGAGCGGGCACACCCAAGCCGCCCAGGGTGCTGATTCACGGTGTTGCTGGCGTCGGTAAGACCACCTTCGCCGGTCAGGCCAACAAACCCGTGTTCATCCAGACCGAAGACGGTTTGGGCACTCTGTCGGCTGCGAACTTTCCGCTTTCTCGGACCTTCGACGAAGTGATGGAGGCGCTGGCAGCGCTTTACACCGAGAAGCATGACTTCGCGACGGTCGTGATCGACAGCGTGGACTGGCTTGAACCGCTGGTCTGGGCCAAAGCCTGCCGCGACAACGGCTGGAATTCGATCGAGGATGCCGGGTACGGCAAGGGCTACGTTGCTGCCCTGAACCTTTGGCGCCAATACATCGATGGCCTCAATGCGCTTCGCGACGACCGCGGCATGACCGTGGTGCAGATCGCCCACACCGACATCAAGCGCTTCGATTCGCCTGAGCACGACCCCTACGACAGGTACGTGATCAAGCTCCATGCCCGCG